CGCCTCGCTTCATCGCTGAGATGATTCGTGCAGCGTCAGGGTTACTTGGGTCAAGGTCTGCTTCAACACGCAAGCCACGCTCATCTTCTTCCAAGACGAGTGTTCCAGATTTTGTTCTAGCCAACGGCACTCCCTCGTGATCAATCAACAAGCGAACATCTGCGCCATCGTTAATCGTTTTGCTGAACGCACCACGCTTTACATATTCAACGAATGGCATTGGCTCTGATGGCGAATCAAACACCGAAGCGTAACCAATCAAAGTGTTTCCATCACCTTCGGCACGAACTTCAAGATTGCTGTATGCGATAGTTCTTTTCTCGTCAATCGGTTTTGCAATCCAGTTAAATGTTTCGCTCATAGTTACCTCACATTAGTTTATATTATTTGTTTTCGCTACTGCTTGAATACTTCGGGTGTGAAGGTTTGAGCAGATCGTTGTCGGTTATATATTTTGGGTTCGCTGGCGCACCTGTTCGGCACAGGAACAAAAATGCGTTCACTCTTGCCATAGCCCACTGCGCTCTGCCAATTCCAGGTCTGTGTGATGTTGAGAAAGCACCTGCGCCACGCCGATATACCGACTTGACTGCACCCAAAGATGTGCGAGTCCAATCAGGTCGGTTGCGTTCCTTCATCTTTTCATTATGTTCTTTCACTTTGTTTTCAAGTGCTTTGTTCGTTGCTTCGTTAAGAACTATGCCACCTGTTTTGCCTTGTGCTGAACCTTCAGGGTTCTTTTCGCTGCCTGTAATCTGATCTTTCTTCGGTGCAGGCGCACGGGTTTCATTCTCTAACTGGCTGACGATTCGTTCTGCGTATGCTTGCGCCCGTCTTGCGCTCGCCTTGCTTGAACCGCCACCCCACAACAACATAGCGACAAGTCCAGCAGTTATTTCATCGCCTTGAACTGCGTCAAGATCAACAATGTGCCGAGCGATCCACGGCGATATTTTGCGCCATTTGTTTTCGCTTAATGGTTCACTGTTAGCCATACGGCGAGCATCAGCGACAGTTGCAGGCACAAGTCCATCACCTGATTCGCCTTGTTCGTGTAAAGCGAGTCCACGCTTGGCAGATGCTCTCATAAAAGCAGGCGCAACTAGATTCACTGCCCTGTATTCCTCATCATCTTCCATCTCGCTTGTATCCATCGGCTCATCTTCATCTTCTTCTTCATCGGCTTCGTAAGTCATTTTCGCTTGTAACAAAAGATTGACCGCATCGTCAATAGCAGCAACCATCTGTTCATTTCTTTTGCTTCGCTCATCTGCTGTAGCGATATTTAATGCGGTCATCTGATCTACTGCTTCTTGATGTGTTGCGTGACAGCCACCATCAACAGGAATAGTTGAACCTACTTTTACAACTGCGTGTCCATCACAGTTTTCTGCGTTCATAATTACTTCATACGGCATAACTAATCCGAATCTGGTAACAGAACACGAACATCATCTGTTTTATTTGTATCGCAAATAGCCCACAACGATTCGCCAAGAGGAACATCTATGTGGATTGGTGCGCTGTGCTTGGCAAGTTGTAAACCTGTAGCAAAAGTGACGCTGCTATTTCCTATTGCGATTGACTCGTTGCCGACAATGTTGATATAGGCGACACGGTTGATGTTGTCTGCTGCGATAAGTTGCCCTGCTGTTGCTGTGACAGTTACTTTGTATGAGCGCATAGTTTCTACTTTTCTGGCGGTATTGCGTCTGTGCCGATGTTCGGTGTTACTGAAGGTGCAACAAACTCGTTGCCACCATCATAAGGTTCACGGTTCTCTATCTCTCGTGCCTCGTTCGGTGTCATCGTGGCTGAAAGAATCTGAATCTGTTGTGCTTTAACACGAGTCATCAGATCGGCTCGCAAGAACTCCGAAGCATTAAAACGAACCTGTTGTGTTAGCGGCAGCATTTCGCTGAACGCTGTTTCTAATCTGCGAACCCAACCAAGAAGCGTGTATTGATAGAACGCCGAACCAACCGCTTCAAGGTTCTGATATGTCTGGCTGTCTCCACCTGTGCCAATAATCAAGTGAAGCGGTATGCGATACACACGGGCGATATCTCGCACGATTGATTCTTTGTGTTCTAACATTTGCATATCGGCTGCGCTAGTTGTTATTGGTCGCCATTTCAAACCGCCTTGCAGAACGGCAGGCTTGCGATGTTTGTAATGTGCTTCTTCCCACGAGTCACGAATCTGTCGTGCCTGATCTGGTGTTAGCGCACCATCTGTTTCTAAAACTGATGACGGTGTTGCGCCTTCGCCGTAGAACTGTGCCAAGAATCTGTCCATCGCTAGACCCATTCCGATTGTGTTTCGCATTGTTTCAATCGGTGAAACGCCTCGCACTTGATTAGGCAAGATTAGCCAGTGAATGGCACGAATGTCCTTGCTTGTGTATTGAACTTTGCCGAGATCATAAATTGTGTCTGTGTCTGCGTAAACAATTTTTTTGATTGCGTGTGGGTGAATGTTCCGCATCTCTACAGGCAAACCGTTCGCACCTTTAGGCGCATAAATATAAGCGTTGCCGTGCAAAGCAAGAGTCGCCATAGTTTGATGAACGAACTCAAACATATTCTGTCTATCGTTCGGGCGTTGCAGAACTGAAGGTGTGGGCAGTTTCTCTATGCGACCTCCACGAGTGCGAGTAAGTTCAAGAGGCATCGCAGCGATAGAGTCAGCCAAAATAGTTACAGCAGACAGAACCGCACTATGAGCGAACGCAGTTAGTTCGGTAACGATCTCGCCTGTGTAGTTCGGGTAATAAGGGCGAGCAGTTATTTGATACGGGTCAATAGAAGTCGGCAAGGCTCGCTGTTCAGACCTGCGAAACAAACTCATACTGCTAGACCTCCAGCAACAATCAAAAGAACTCCAGCAACAATAACACTAATCGGAACACTAAACGCCGAGATACCTAACACGATTAAAATACCGCCAACAATTTCCATTACTGTCGTGATTGTTTCTTTATTTGTCATTTCCAAATGTCCAATACTGCTGGTTCAATTACTGCTGTTGCTCTAGTTGTCGCACGATCTAACGCCATAACCATAGCAATACAAGCGTCAATCTTTCTCTTGCTTTTGCCTTTGCTTAAACGCCAACCCGTATCGGTCATTCTTTGCGCTGCCGATAAGACTTGATCTGTGAAAGTCGGTGAGCCATCGTGAGCGACTTTCTTATTTACAATCATCTCGTAAGCGTTACCGCAGGCAGGAATCATTCGTGCTGCTGATTGCCCGAACTCAACCATAGGCAAGCCATCATCAGATAATGCTTCTGCGCTTCGCATAAAATACGCTGGGTCAAAAGCGAACTCTTGAACCTGATATGTCCTGTGAAGTTCTCTTAGGTGTGCTTCAACCTCAGCAACATCTACGCCTTCAAGAGATGGCTGCCAAATCTTTGACCGAACAACAGTCTGCTCGTCTTGAGGCTGAGCGATTACAACACCGATGCTGTCGTGCTTCAAAGCCATATCTATCCCAACCCAAATAGGCAGATCAGGCACAAGTTGTCTATCTGACACGCATTGTTCCCACGCACCAACAGGCAACCACGACTCTTGAGAACGCACCCACTGATTTAATCTCCATCTTCTCATACCCATTTCACTCGTCTGTTTGACAGCAACGGCAAGATCTTCAGGGTCTAAAAGACCTTCGGCAAGGTTCGGGTTAGAGATGCGCCACGCTTTTCTGTCATCTATCTGACAGTTTTCTGGTGCTTCCCACCACCAAAAACCAAACGAATCGTCATCAATTTCGCCCGAAGCGACCTGCTTCCCATACTGATAGAGCCTGCCTGCAAGCGAATCAAGGTCATATCCAGCCGTTGTAATGCTGATTGTTAATGGTTCTATTCGTGCGCCTGAGCCTAAAGTCATCTGGTCATAAAGATCGTGGCTTGCCTGTCCCCATAATTCGTCAAACAACACGAGCGAAGGATTCAAACCTGCTTGCCCTTTGAAGTCTGATGACAGCACACGGAACACAGAACCGAAACGAGGCATCTCAATTGCATCACGATAGATCTTTGACTCGGCATTAAGCATCGGACTATTAACGATCTGCTGCTTGGCTTCGTTAAAGATAATTCGTGCCTGCTGCCTATCATTCGCTACCGCATAAACCTCCGAGCCTGCTTCGCCTGCAATCATTCCATAAACACCTACAGCAGAAAGCATCAACGACTTTCCTTGCTTACGAGGCAAACCAATAAGCGCACGGCGATAACGAAGCCTGCCCGTTATATCATCACGCTCATAGAGAGAACGCAATAACCACTTCTGCCAATTAGTGAACTGCAAAGGCTGACCTGCCCGAAAACCTTTCAACACATTAAAATAGTTTTCAGCGAAGTTGATTATCTCATCGCCGTCAGTAGAACGATTCTTGCGCTGCGTATAAAATGCAGGCTTCCACTTATCGGCTGGTTGAACGCTTTTCGGCAATACGCTTTGCAAGGTCGCTGAACTCGTGCTTTGTTGTTTCACCTGTTCCCAATAATCCTCTCTCAGACGGGCTAAATCCTACCTGCCCTAACAGTGTAATGATCTGACGATCTACTTCACGAAGCGCACGGCGTTCACGCCACAGGCTCTGATTCTCTTTTAACATATATCTCAACCGTGTTCGTTCCTCAGTAGCCTCACACAACATCAAGACTAATTCGGTGTCCATATTCTGTTTAAGCCAACTAGCACCAGAAGTCCACACCTGATTCCAAAGATTCATTCCCTGCTTACCTAGTGGGCGTGTCGGCTCAGGGATATGACTTGAAGTAATCGTAGTTATATCAGCCATAGGAACAACCTCAGGCAACTTGCGACCCGAAGGATTCCCGATACGGCGTTTGCGTTCAACAGGTTTCCTGTTGTGTCCTCCACTACCTTTGCCACCCATAAAGTTTTAAGCCTCGTATCTAATCGGATACAAAGTATGCCACAGAAACTAGGCAGCCACAGCCTTATCCACACGAACCTGCTTGATGTGCTTGCACTCAACTTTGCGAAAAGTGTGATGAGGACAACTGCAAGACCAAACCGAATCAACCTGAGACACAACATAACTTATGTCTCTAGAACTAGAAGCAACCTCAAACACTTGATCAGGCACAACAACTGAACGCACAAACCTCTGCCTGTCGGCAGGCTCAATCCAATCCATACCCAACGCCGAAGCCACACCGATCTCAGTGCCATCATCAATCTGAACCTTGCCATCAAACAAACCGAACTGCGACAACTTCAAACCCTGCGCCTTCGCTTTCTGACGCATCATCACATTCAATTCTTTACTACCCGTGATATACCAAAGGAACGCACCCCACTGGCGAGGCGTAGCGCACCAGATATCTACACCGAAAGGCTGACCGTTCAAATCAAGTGTGCCGTGCGAAGCCTGCTCACCTAGACGCTCAAACCAAAGCGACTCAGGCAAAGCAACATCGGAAAGCGAATCCGCTTGAACAACAATGTCAAGATCGCCCACCTGATCTGCTCGCCTCCGAAACGAACCACCAACCTCACAGACCAAACCTTGCTTAGTAAACAACTGAACTAGATCAACAGCAACAGGGGCAACCTCGCCCCAAGCCCTACGAACTTTCATTTGAATCCTCCTCTTGAACTCTTGACCAATCTTACCTCACTCAAAGACTAGAATGAGACTTATGCGTTCAGCCGATAAAACTAGTTTTGCTGACGAGACACACGGATAGA